GCCTAGTTAATAAAATTAATAATGATAGAAAATTGATTTAATAAAGAATTCATTAGAAAAGTGGGGTAAAGTCCTCCTGCCTTTTTGCATCACCGCTACGCGGATCATGTGCGAATACTCGAGCATTGCTGACGCAGGGCTTCTACCCAACGAAAACAATACTCGCCGTGCCCAAAAGGGGCTGCGCTATTGCGCTCTATTGTTATTATAGTGGCCCGATGTTACAGCGGCGTCACACTCATTAATGTCAACCAACCGAATTAAATATTTCGGCGGCGACGAGTATGCATTGCCTAGCCACATTACTGAAAGGTAAAATTAGCCTCACTATGGCATAATAACGGGATATTTGAAGACGAAATTACGAGTCGCCGACCCGGAGCTAATATGGCTCATAATAAATGGGGGCCTGTTTTTCCAAGACCTCCAACCTAAATACATCATAATCAAAGGGCGTATTTTCGCCCAATTCGTCTAAATGACGTAATAATTCGCGGGCACAATCTCGCCCGCCATGTGCGGCAAATCTAACCGCATTTTGCTTTATATCTGCTAATATACGCGGATCAGTGAGACAATGTTTGCGCGCCCACTGTAGCTCGCGACGGGCTACGTCAATTGGCATAGGCGCCAAGACGCACCCCTCGCTCTCCACGAATTTTGATTTCAGAAAAGAGAGGGACGTGAGTGGCTCAACTGCCACCATCTCCGTACCCTTGTCCGCCGCGGTAACTGTCATACCCAAAGCCTTCGCAACGTCACGTACAACTAATCTATTAAAATAAACTAAAGTGGCATCATCAGCTGTAACTATAACATCATCTCCATAAGTTAATACTGCAACGTCGCGATCAAAATCGCGAAAATCTATACTCAGACCCGCCAGTGCACGGCCCTGTAAATAACTAAAATAAATGACAAAAACATTAGTAACGGAATTAAATACATCAGTCAGGGGATTGCCCGACTTATTGCCCTGCGACGTGTAGGTCAAGTAAAAACCGACCACAATCCACGAATTCTGCAATATTTGAAGTAATCCTTGTCGGATGGGACATTTATCGCCATAATAAGCATCAGTGACCTCTCGAAAGAAGTCAAAGGCCTGCGATGTAACTGACCCATCATAATTAGAATAATCAACATCAAATCCATTCTTTCCACGCGAGCGCAACATCTGGTAGAAGCGCGCCCACTCCGTTTCTTTGTCAACTCCAATAGCACTATGCGTATCCGCGCCCGGGTTCGCCTTAATATAATTGGCGAATGCTCCAAAATATTTCCGCATGAGATAGGTGTATTCCAGCGATGGCTGCTCAAAAATACGCGTTTTCCCGATCTTCACCTTCTCAATTGGCCTCAGCTCATCCTTCATAGTAGCCACCCACAAGCAAACAGGTACGGTTCCCTCTGCCAACATGCGCTCACAGTCCGCAATCCTCTGCACAAGAGAAACGCCCCACAGTGGTATAATAAATGAACGGGCCTTATCGGAAAAAGACCACGTTCGCTCGTTGTCCTCGTCCTTCGCATCAAAAACTTCCTTCTTCCCATCCTTGAACCACTTAGAAAGGAAACCACACGACGTATTCATCTGCATGACTTGCATGGGGGCTCGTCCGTTGATGACCTCACTCTCCGTGAGCACACTCCTGTCTCGGTCTGCTGGAAAACGTTTCACGTACTGCACAACACTCTGTCTCACGTACTTGTACGGTACAATGGACGCGCACGTACTCCCGTACTTCTGCGCGTTAGTATATAGGGCGTGCGTCTCCCCGACGACACCTTTAAAACTTGGTGCGTACTTCTCATCCCACTCCGGGTGGGAGAGCCACTGCCTCCGATCGGTATCTTTCGGGGTGAATGCTTCCAGCGGAACCCCATTCCACTTCACCTTCCCTTCACAGTAAGGGCTTGTCCAAAACTTCGACTGACTACCATCACCCTGCAGTCGCCCCTCCACGTCCAACGCTCGCCCCACCGGGACCGCTATTTTCGCAATGGCGTCCTCAATTGGCTGGCGCAGTAAGGGAGTGGCTCCCATGATTGGACCATTCTCAATGCCCGGCGCCTTAGTGAGAAAGGCACTATGAAAACCAACGAGCATATGGTTACACGCTGCATCAAGCGCGACGTAAGGCCGACCACAGTCACCTCCGTTAGTTATGCCCCCTGAACTCGTGAAATGGTACATAGAGTACTGAGTCTTTTCGGGGCTTACAAAGCCAATGGGCCCACGCAAGCCAATACGCCCTGGGATATCCTGACTCACATCCTGCGCTAGGATGTTAATGTAGCGCTCTCGTTCAACGTACTGCTTTGCGTCCTGAACAGTAGGAATGTGCTTGAGTATGTTACGGACGCCAACAAAATGATGGTTGTAGAAATGGCAAACAACAACGTCACTCGCATACTCAAAATGGGTGCCGTCATACGACACCTGCTCCGTATTAGTAGCGTTCATGATTACGCGCTGCTCCCGCACATAGTTTCCACGCAGATCCAACTCCGACACAACAACCGTTATATTCATACCTGCCTGCCTCCGGCGCATGAGAGCCGTGTAAAAATGGTGTGGCACAAGTGCCACTTTTGAACTCACGAATAAACAGTGCATGTGCCCCATGCGCGTATTGTCATCCTCATCCAATTGCGAAATAACACGAATGTTCTTTCGGATTGCCTCGTGTACTTCCATGACTCCCTGGAGGAGCCCCTGCGGGGCCTCACTTTTCTTTGGCCCACCCTTGTACGCGGCGTCGTAAGTTGCTCCCTGCAACATTCCACGAACGGCGCCGATACAGAGTTTGACAATGAGACCCACAACAGCCGCTCCCAAAGCGGCAAGTCCAAATACAACAAGGACACCCCGCCATCGCGGCTTCGCAGGCCGCAGGCTAGCCAGTAAGTCGGGCAGCAAAGTCTCTCTCCATTGCCCATCAGATCCAACCCACTGCTCCAAATCCAGGTAGTTGAAGGCCTTTCCTGGCTGCACTCCAAGCCGTTCCAACTCTCGCCGAAAGACAACACTATTCTCCTGAAATTCTCCACACTCAACGGCTTGATACATTGCTGACTTGGCGTCTTCCTCTGCTTGGGGACCCTCCCACACAAATGTGGCACTAAGTCCGGAAATGCGGTCGTGCGCTAGTTTCCGCTTCTGGTACTCGTCGCATATTTCATCGCACAACTCCGAACAACTAATAGGCGTGGCGTCCGCACGCCGCTCAAAAGTGTTGGCCGGCCGATACCCCTTCGCCACGTCAAATTTCTCGAAGAGCCAGTATTGATCGATAATTCTGTAAATGTCCTGTTGATTAACAAAACCCTTCTCCTCACGGACACGGTGCATTTCCTCCGCATAATTCGTAACTGCTTCCGTGCCCGCTATGCGACACTGCAAATGGTACGCGTACTTGAAACGCGCGCACAATGCTGGCGCATGCGTGAGCCCATGGACTGTCGAGAAGTTAGTAGTGTTGGTGGTAACGCACACAAACGAGGAAGTAAACTTCATCCCCTTCTCCTCAATGCGTGCCATGTCCAATGGTGTCTCTGAGCACGAGATGAAATTGATAACATCTGCTGCATCTTTGGCATCCACACTCTTGAGAAAATCGTCCAAAAAGGCATACGGTTGCTGCGCATAACCATCTTTGAAATGGTTCTCTGAACCCATGGGCATACTCCACACCGACTGATCTACATTGCCGGTCGCCATTTTCAGCCGTTTCAACAAGAGCATGGGTAAAACGGATGACCCAAAGAAACTCTTTCCTGCTCCGCTGGGTCCGGCTAGCGCAATGCCTATGGGCGTACATCGCATACCAGATGAGTCGTCCTGGAGAAAACGAGACCATTCCAAGACCTTATTCGCCGATCGCACATACTCCTGCGGAAAAAAACGAATGGAGGGGGCATATGATTTTATACGTTTTGCCATAGTCACAAGGGCCTCCAAACTCGCTCGGTTCTCCACCTTCTTAACCGTGATGGTGGTATACCCTCTGCTCGCTTCAGCCTCCGCAACTTCCCGTTGGAATTTTATTAATTTCGCCTGACTGTCCTTGTACCATTCCGCAAAGAGACCAGTGCCGTGGAAAACGAACTTGACAACTGTCTCCACAACATTCACTATACGATCACCCCAGCGCTCACTCTTCCCCAGTGCTTCAATGCACAGGCACTTAAGGGAGTCCTCATCATCGCTCGTAAAGTCCAAATTCCACAGACCCATCACCACAGAAAAGATAGCCCCTCCAAGGGCCAAGACCCAGCCCCACGATGTTCCGAGGGGCAACTTCCAACTAGACTTTTGCGGTCCGTCACGACCCTGAAGTTCTCCGACGACAACGTTATCCAAACCTATTAATTTCTTCAATTTGCGCATCAATAGGGCTCCGGCTTCGCACCCTAGGTGCAAGCCAAGAGCGGCAAGCGACACCAACCGCATCGCTCCCCCGCGGACAACATTGACTACGTGAACAACTATATCTAGTATTTCCTTAGCAATTTTAGCCCACCTTTCTAAAAAGGATTTAATTTTTGAATCTTCTTTGATTACATCAACGACAACAGCTGCTGACGTCGATTGGAGTGTTGAGTTAACCCCATGCAAAAGCTGATTCGCGTTATCAAGCGCTAAACTAGCGCCTTCCGTCAACCGCGATAGCCCCGCATCATGCCTAGCTACTACATCACTAAGTCCATCCATGGTTGTTGTTACCTTATCCATGACGAACTCCGCTTTATCTTGAGTGGAAGCAAGCCCCAGGGCTCGCATCATTTGCCACTCACCTTCATACAGCTCAGGCCCCGGATTACTCTCAACGTCTCCCGATTGCATCAAATGACTCTGCACTACAGCCGCGGCAACCGCCTCAGCCACCAGATCTACAGGTGGTTGCACTCTCCGTTCTGCCGGCGGCGTGAACGGTCTCCTGTACTGCCTCATTTGAAGAGGAAAGTAGACCATAAAATCGTCGGCAACAGCGTGGTATAAGTACGCCGTAACATCGGCCGCCTGAGTGTCGAATGAGATTGAAATTTGCGGCCACAGCGCCGAATACGCTCCAGTGTTCGACGGGTTTGGCACCACGGGTGCTTCGGCATAATAAGGCACCTCTATGACTTTCTGCTGTTGCTTAGTCGGATACCACTGCACTGCTCCTGCAAAAGTGTGCGTCAAGTTCGGATGCACACCTGGCGGTGGTGTAATGACCGCCCTAAATTTCTGCGCTAGTGGGAAATCCGCATACAAGTACGCGAATGCGGTGATATTGGGGACACGCCCACAATTGGTGGCCACAATAACTCGATTGGCTCCCGATGCTGCAAGGTACGTATCCAAAATTATACAGTGTTCCCGCCCGAAAAATGCGGGCGCAGCCCACAGCTCCTGTACAGTCTCTGACAGAGGAGGCAAGGTATTGACATTAACCAGCCCCGATCCCCCATATGATGGTCGCCGTAAGAGGGTGAGAACGTTGTCGTGATCAGTCACAATGAACCCCGCCTGCTCGCGCGTGGCTTTTTGGTAAGCCACCTGTGACGTCGCCACACCTCTCGCCGAGTCCGAAATTTCGCTCATCTGCAACAGTCCAGCAACCTCGTCTGCCTCTGACCCCGCTTGACGTTTCACCGCTACGTGCGGGTTCAGCGCCTGTATCCAAATGGAAAATTGGATAGTTTGAGGCGCCGTGGTAGGCGCCCTCAATTCATTCCACACAACAACATTCAAAGATCCATAGTTAGGGTATCTTCCTCGCAAAATGCGCGTTACCATACTATATGGCACTACAAACTGGACATTCGTGTCAGTCGAAATGTTTAATAGTGCGTGAGGCAACTGCATAATAGAGGAAAATGACGTACCAGTGGACGGAATATTGAGAGGAGACCAATAAAACATCAACGCCCCCTGATGGAAGGGGGTAGGGTTGATGCGCAAGGTGACCTTAAAGTCCATGCGATAGAACTCATGAAAGTTGACGAGTCCACTAGGTGCCAAGGCCGGGTCAAGAAAAGCATCCGGCAGCAAACGCGAGTAAATGTTAGTCAAACGCGTCTGACTAGTAGAAAAGGGTCGCCCATAATCTATGAGATATTCACGTTCCAGGATATTGAGAGTGTCAGCAGTCACTACGTTTCCCGAAACTCCCACGTTCCGATCGACTTGCCCCACCATTCTCTGTAGAAGCGGGGCTATGACAGGCTCCTCTGTGGTAATGTTCTGCACCACCTCCTCATTCATCTGCCACACACCACTAGACCAAAACTGAATGTCATTAGCCGGAGGCCTGGGCACCTTAAACTCAAAGTCTGGCATGGCCTCAATGTAAATGTTGACGTCAATGGTCGTGGCAACGGTTCCGTTCGAATCAAGGGGATTCTGCACAAAAACGTTAAAAGTTCCCAAACAATCCCGTAATGTGGGTACGGAAATTGGTCCCAAGGTACTCCCCGTCTTCAAATAGTCAGTCTGTGTGACAAAGGGTATGTCCAAAGTAGTCCGGTTATTAACTCCCAAATCAATGGTGGCAGACGTGCAATTCCGCAAACCTGCCAACGTCGCTGCTGCAAGGGACGGGTTAAAGGCAACATATAGCTGCCCCTGATGAAATTTAGATGGCAAACACTCCACAGTAAATCGAATGCCCCCCCGCCAAAAAGAATAAAGTAGGGAGAAAAAGGACAAAGGCGTCGCGTCATACGTCACAAAACCCCCAGTTACCGTATTGCTACAGAAAGCTGGAGCCACTGGAATTGATGTCAAAAGATCGCCGGGCACATTTGTTTGCGCCCACGACAATACTGCACACCGCGCTGGTATCTGGCACCTGGCCAGAATAGAGGTAGCCTGGCGCATACCCTCCTCTGTCTCACTAAAGAGGGCAAACTGCTCCGGCATAATATCCTTCGCACTAAGAGCTAAGGAGGAGACCTGCTTAGGGAGGTCTACAACTCCATAATTTCCGTCCTCACTCTGCTTCACCGATGGAGTATCGTGCATGAACTCCCCAAAGAGCCCCTGTGCGATGCCGCCGATAGCCGGCAACAAAGCACTAGCTATGGGGCCAACAACAGGAATTTGTCCAACTAAATCCTGCACAAAGTTCATTTCACGCGAGGGTTTCTGCCGACTGGCCATCTGCATCACGCCTTCCACAGGCGTAAGGTCACGCCAGCCACAGTCATCACAAACCTCCTTACCTTGCTGTAAACATCCACACTTGAGGCGTTTCACAACGTACTCAAGTTCCAGAATCTCACTACGCTGGAGGAGAACAGTCCGCTCCAAAACGTCACACTCCGCACATCTCACAGAATCAGAAGTATCAGCCATTATAAAATCGTAGAGAAAAGAAAATGCCTGGTAATAGCAAGAGAGTAATTCAGAAATTGTCACCATAAGAAAAATTAGAGAACGAAACAGCGAACGGGCCGCCACCCCACACAACGCGTCACCGGTTGCGTACGGCAGACAATTACGGGCTGCCACCACCCCACACCAGCTCACTTATAACTTACAACTAAATATCCACTCAGCAGTAGGGTAATGACTTGATATCCCCTCAGATACGGCGTCAGAGGGTACGTAACTCTAGGTATTTGGCCAAACAAGCGTCCACAGCCAACACCAAATCATTCAACGCATTCTGCAAAAGTTTCAAATCAAATTGCAAGGACTCACCAGCAAGCGGTAACTTCACAATAGCAGTAATTCATTACTCTAGCGAAAGGGCGGGTTATTAAGCCGTGCTCCCTAACACACATAATGAAACTTACTATTGTTACTATATACAACACTGGCAAACTTCATGACCTGACGCCCAAAATATAATAATAAAAAGGGGAAAAGGGGGGGTTTGGGGCACAACTCCCAATCAGTGCAAAACACGGCGTACCGCGCGCACCTTACGGGTACGAATCGTTTGCAGAGGCTCCTAACCTCCGTCACGACATTGCTGCCGGGTAGATTCGGTCTACCAGACCTCAAAAGAGATGCCATGCAATGATATTGC